CCTTCCTCAGCGTGTTAGCCGCTCAAGCTCCAAGAGGCAGGACTCGCACCGCTTGCGCCTGCACCGCCACCACCGAAGCTTCCGCCGCCAGCCTTGAATCCCATGAACGCCGCAGTGCCGACTCGAAGCAATCGCTGCGCTCCGGTCGGTTTAGCAGCACGAATCTGTTTCGCCTCTTGCCGCGCCATCGCGCCTGCAGCCGGACCACTGTATCCCATCATCAGCGCATCAAGCTCGGCCTTCACAGCAGACTGGCGGAAGGCGTCCGTAAACGTCACAGAATCTGCGAGACCCTCCTGCACAGCGGATGCACTCAGCTCGGAAAGCTGCCGCTCCTGCTGGCCACGGAGCGCCTCTTCGCGCATGCCAGCCTCTCGCTCTGCGACAGCGCCACGAGCCTCGGAAACACGAGCCTGCCCTTCAAGCGTCGCCTTCTCGGATTCGACGCTGGCGTACTCGGTCGCTGCAGCGGCCGCGGCAATCGCGATTGAAACTGGATCAGCCATGTCTTACTCCTTGATCAACGCGTACATGTACATGTCTCGGTTGCCCATAAAGCCGCGCATTGGCTGCGGCGTTTCCAGTGTGAATCCCAAAATATCTGCCCACTGGTGAGCCTCCTCGAACCCGACATCAACGTACGCCTCGATCCTCCTTATCGGACAATTTACCAAAAATTTTCTGACAGCCCGGTGGATCGACAGGAAGTGATGCGGGATGTTATCCGCGATCAGCGCCCATGCCATTCCTCGGCCTGCCCACATTTCAAACACTCCAGCACACACCACCACTCGCCCATCGGCGATTCCGGTATATGCCGGTCCTGCCTCCACAAACGATGTGCCGTAGTCCGGCTTCATAATCTGTGGACTCATGTAGGCTTGCGCAGGCTGCAACGAAAGCTCCTTCAGGTGCTTCGGTTCAAACTGCACAACCTTCAACATCGTCAGCCTGCCGTCTCCAATTCTGGATACAGCGCCACTACCGTCAGCGGCAGCGGTTGGTCAGCCACAATCCATATCCGCCCGTCAGTCTCGTACCCGCCGGGGAATGCCAGCGTGTCCGTGTCTCCGGTCAGCGTCGGCGGCACTTCGTCGAGCAGATCGTTACCGCGTCGGTAAATGATCTGGTCCACGTTGTTTTGCGCAGCACCGAACTTGCCGCCCAGACTCGCGTATAAGCGCATAGCAAGCTTATGGATGCGTTTTGTCTTGGCCTGAGCCGTGCCCTGCGCAGCGCCGTCGTCGAGCCTCTGCGTGGCCAGCGTTGACGTATACGGCAATCCGGCGATGATTCGAGCGGCCGGGAACGGCAAGGTGACAGATCCGTTCAGAACGGTCAGATCCTTGACCTCGGCACCGTCAGCCAGAGCCGAGATCGTCTCGCTCTCCAGATGCCACAAGCCGCCCACCGTCGTCGTCGTCAAGCGCCACGATCCGCCGGGTACGGTAGAAACCGGGAACGCAGCGATGATTGTGCAACGAACTTCAGTTTCGGATACGAAGCTGGTGATCAGACCACGAGCCGTGCGCCACGTCTCCATGTCTTCGTCGTAGTAGCGGTATCGGATCTCGTGGCCGACATCGGTTGCAGCAAAGATCGGCTCGTCAGTGCCAAGCTCGTCGCCGTCTTCGGTCATCAATATTTCGGAAGCTTCGGTTGACAACTCGAAGAACGTGCTGACTGTGAAAGATACGTCAGTTGTACCGACGACATCGCCATCAACACCAACGGTCAAATCCTCGTTCACAGCCGGATCGTATTCCAAAGAAGAGTCGAGATATACAGCGGCTTGGATGTCGTCGCCGTCTTCCAGACTTTGCGCAAAATACTCGATGTACCGTTTGGTCGATGTGCCTGTAACTTCGGTCAGGATATGCCCACCGTCTTCTGACGTGATGATGTCGCTATCTTCAGTCAGAATCAGGTTGTCCAGATCGTCGGCGACAGTACGCGCAACAACCATCCAGACATCGTCCACGTCGCCATCTGGGCCAGCAATAACTTGAACAGACTCGACCTTAGCGTCATCTCCGCCAATTGGGTGCTGGTGCCAGCCGTATACATTTTGCTCTCGGTCATAGGTCATGCCGATCAGTCGGCCGTCTTTCAACACACACCAGACAATATCGTCCGGCTCCTTTTGGTAGGCGATGCTCACAATCCCAGACTTGGTGATCTCGGGATACAGCACGTTCATGTCACGCGGGACATACGCCTCAGTCTGGATGTCGTATCGCAATTCCATGATGCGACGACCGCCGATACGAACGAACAGCGCGGAGTCTTCGATCAGGATCGGATCGATCTCGCGTGATCCTTCAGCAGACTGCAGATCAAACTTGACGTTTTCAGGGCCGAGCGCCTGACTCGATATCGCCTCTCGAATCGCGATCTCACTGCCGCCAGTGCCGACGAGCAAAGCGTTGCCAGCCTTCAACCATCGAACCTTGTCGACGTTGCCAATCGCAATCGTCAGGTTCAGAGAATTGTCAGCAAGGATCTCACCCATCGTGTCCGGTGCCATCGACGAGTAATCGCCAGACACCGACGCATAAATGTTTTGACCGCCAGCCCACCACAGTCGGCCGCGCCAGAATGCAGTCTTGTACGGATACGCTGCGCCAGTTGCAGTACCCCACGCACCGATACGGTACCGGCAGTCGTCACCGGCAACGAGTTCGGCGGGAGCAATGCCCGGTCCAATGATGTCGCACGTCGCGTTCTGCGCGTCGGTAACGGATGCGATCTTGACGACCACATATCCGGGGTGCAGATACAGCCACGTCACCGCTCCGTCGGATTCGGTGCCTTCCTCGTGGATCGGTCGCACCGTTCCCGTGGTGGCGGAATTTTGCGCTTCGTAGTATTTGCCGCTTGACTTGCGAAGGTCTGTCGCCGTGATCGATTTGTTGGTTTCCCACGGCACGGTTGTGATGTTGGTCGGCTCAAGCCGGAACAGCATACCAACATGCGCAGACTCGAAGACATTAGTCGTGCAAGTCAGCGACACGCCGGTTCCGGTCGATGCGCCAATCGTGAAATTCTTGGTGGTGATCGGCTCACGCTGGAACGGGCCGTCGGTCGGCGAGTACACCGCAAACGACCAGCTCGTGTTTCCTGCGCGAGTCAGTGTGCGAGGCTGATATCCCTCGCAGCCAATGTACAACACGTCGCCAGACTGAGAGATCGACAGCGCCGGAGTTCCCTCGGCCGTGAACAAATCGTCAATCGAGTAAGGCGATGCGATTGTATACACACGGGATATATCCCCGTTGCCGCTGTACACGCCGTACGATGTGGTGTTGATCGCCACATCATTTAGATCGTTCAGCTCAAAAGTTTTTGCACCGGCATTGACGTTGGCAACCTTGACATATCGACCGTTCAGCTCGGTCATGCCAAAAATGCCATCGACGTAAAACCAGTCACCGTTTGATGGGTCTGTGCCGTCGTAAGTCAGGACGCCTGTCGTTGCATTCGTTACGTTGACAACATCCTGTGCGTTCTCCAGCACCACACCGCGGTCCGTGTAGAACCGCACATATTGGTCGCCGAACTCCAGTACATACGCCTGATCGAACGCAAACTCGAAGCGTTGCAGCCAGACTTTCTTTCCGGCGTCTTTGGTTTGCAGGACGTACTTTGTTCCCGGCGTACGCTTGGCTGGGCCTTGCGTCGTCGGAATGAATCGACGCATCCGGTACATCGTCGACGGATACTTTTCGTAATCCGTCCGACCGCTCAACAGCGATCCAACTTCGCCACCGTTGAAATTGAGAACAGCCGGATTTGCGCTTGGCATTAGAGCCTCACGCTAATCCAAGTGGTATCCGCGAGGGACTCCGGTGGGCTTTCAATGGCATTCGAGCGAATGGCATCGCTCAGTGCAAGTCGATAGTCCCGCAAAGCTGATTCCTTTTTCTGGGCTGATTGCGTCAACGCTTCGCAGACGTTGTACGCAAGAAGCGACGCGAACGCATCATCGAACGCAGGATCAAACTGGGTAGGATCAGTAACGCGGCCAAGGTACCGCAGATTAAGAGGACCACTGTCGTAAGTGAGAATCTTGTTCCCTTCAAGCTGATACTCCGCGCCACTGCCGCTGATCAGATCTGACAGATCCGGTGCCGGGTAGTAGTCGCCGACTTGCAGGATTCGCAAGCAGTCAGACGGGATCGGGTACTGGTTCTCGTACTCAAAGACAGGTGTGTCGACCTCAGCCGCAAGCTGCACCCGCTTGACGCAGAAGCGCCAGTTATAGGTGCGCTGCAACTTGTCGCGCATCATCTCGTAAATAGCCAA